CGGCCACGAATTGCCGCGGCGTCGAACCGGTCGCCGGCACTTGATCGAGTGCGAATTGCTCGCCGCTATCAATGGCCACCAGTTCGCCGGCGGGTTGTTTGCGTTCGCCCTCGAAATGGATGGCCAGCTCGCCCCGCGCGTGTCGATCGATGAGCGCCTCGATCTCATGGAATTTTTCCACCGCAATCACGAGTGGCGTGTTGTAGAGGGCCGAGAGGATGGCAGGGTAAGATTTCATGGTGAGAGCTCCAGTTGTGTCGCCGCGAAGGCGAGCGTATCGCGTTTAATCCGCTCGATCGCCGCGGCGAGATTGGTGATCAGATCAGCCGCCGCAAACGGCGGTTTGGTGAATCGATCGAATTCCGTGGCGAGTCGCACGCCGACCGCCTGCAGCACGGGCCGCAGCGGCGCCGGTTCGTAGCACCACTCGCTGAGCACGTCGATGAATCGCACGTAATCCGCACCCCCCTTGGCCGCCTTGCGCGTCGCCTCCTCGCAGGCACGGGTCACCAGCCGCGTCAGCTCATGCATCGCCACCGTCCGATAATCGGCCGCCAGCCGCACGCCCTCATCGTCCTCGGAATCGTCACCCGGCGGGACGCCTATCGCGCCGTTGATGAGCTGCTCGGCCGGCACGCTATTCAGGGGCACCAGATACACATCGCCTTGCGGGCCGATCCCGTCGTCGCCCTCGGCGCGGCGAACATCGTTGGCACTCATCCAGCCGCCGTTGCGGGCCTGCGCGTAATAAGCGCCGCGGGCCGCCATGTTTGTCCGCATCAGCGCTTTGCGATTGCACTCGACGTAGTGACTGCCAGTCTCCTGCTCCCGGTCCGTGAGTGCGAGTCGCTCAAGCGCCTCCTCAGTTCTCGCCAGCCACGGATCAATGTCGTCATCGAGATGTTCTTGGTTGCTTTGTTCGAGGGACGAGTAACTGGTCCGCTTCGTGTCGCCCAGTTTATGGGCCTGGCAGCCGATGATGTTGGCCACTTCGCGGACCGCAAATTCGCGGCCCTCGAGCGCCTGGGCCTTTTGCGGGTCGATCGTCATGGGCTCGAATTTCGCGCCCTCATCGACAACCAACAGACGGTGGGCCTTCGATAGGCCGGCCGCCTGGTCCTTAATCCGCTTGATGAATTTGGCGACCGCCTCCTCGCGCTTGGGACCGGCCGGAATGCCCGCCGCGATCCCAGGCGGCATGTAGAGCACGCCGGAGGCCAGCATTCCCTGCCCGTAGAAACGGGCCGCGCAATCGCGGGCGGCGATCCCCAGCCCGAGTGTCTCGCGCATCACGTCGATTACGTCCATACCCCAAATTCCGTTGGACGAGAGACCGCGAATGTGAAGGACGTTCTCCGGAAGCAGCGTCCGCGTCTCGTCGCCGATCTTCGTCCAGTAGAGAATCTCCGCGTTCTCGGGGAGCGGCGCGTCGTCGCCGGCCCGCTGATCGAAGATGACCATGCCGGTCCGATCGGGCGGCAGCGGCAGTATTTGGATGATCTTTCCCGCGCCGTCGCGGGTCGCATAGGCGAGGCCGTTGCCGCGAAGAATCGCGTTGATCGTAATTAACTTGTAGAGTTCGCCCGCGCTCATCCACGGGTTCGGCCGCTCCACAATCTGCAACCAGTTGGGATGCTCCTTCGCGCGACGCTTGTTCCGGCCCTCCGGATCCGGTCGTCCGTCACTGTCTAGTCGCTCGTAAATGATCGGTCCACATTTGGCGACGGCGTTCCCGATCAGATTGATGGCGCGGAACACCGGCGAGAAACCGACCACGCTTCGCGGCGTGACGTTCGCGCCCGAAACCGCCGGCTCAGATAGCCCCAACAATTTGACAAGTTCTCGTTCGCGCGGATTGTATCCGTCGATTGATTGATGGGCGAAGGAATCGGCCAGCATCCCGGAAATCATTTGTCGCCCGCCTTTCGCCGCTCGATCGCCAGTGCGCGGACGCCCAGCACGCCGACAATTACTGCCGCGCAGCCGACAATGAACCAGGGCAGAGCGGGATGGAGGAGATGGCCGCCGTAGGTGAGGCAGCCAACGCCAGCGATCAGCAAGAGGTCGATGAATCGTTCCTTCATATCGCGTAGACCTCCCCAGTCGCCGGCGCCATCTCTTGCTCCGCGAACAGCAATTCAGAGAGCCCCATAATCACCGCCACGATCGGGTCGATCTTGTCCTGCGATCGCTCCTTGTCGGGCATGACGTAGCCGCGATGGTCCTTCTTGAGCGTCATGTTGAGCGCGGCCCAGCCGAGAATCGGATTGCCGCCGTGCAGACAGCGGCCCTCTTGTAACATTGATAAGAGTTCGCGCGTCGGTTCGTTGAATTTGCCGCAGGTCTGGCCGAACCAAAACGCCGTCACGCCATAGTCGGTTTGTACTCGGCTGCCGAATTCGCGGCAGTTATTGGGGTCCGCCGCGAGCGAGCCGATGCCGAACTGCTGCAATCGCTCGGCCAGCGTGGCGTAGATCGTCGACGTGTCGGTGATCCGGCCGGGCGTCGGGATCAGCCAGCCGCCCTTGATCCAGGTCGACCACGGCTCGAGGGCCAGGTTGCGGCTGCCTCCCTCCGGGATCCAGACATCGACCTTGACGGCGATCCGGCGTTTTTCCTCGCCGTCGATTTCGACCGCATCGAGGGGGAACACATAACCAACCGCCGCGAGATCATCCTTCCAACCGAGATCGGCCCCGCCTCGCGCCAGCCGATTTGTTAGGTCGGGCAGCGGCTGATCGCCCGTCGCCCACATCTCGGCGGTGATCGGCTTGAGCGCGTTGGTGATCTTCTTGTCGCAGTGATAACGCTGAAACCGCTGGTAGGTGAGCGGCGAGATTTTGGCCTCGGCCGCCATCGACCGCAAATGATCGATCTTCACGATCCCATGTTCCAACAGCGGGTTCGCCTTCGGCCAAACTTTCTCGTCGAGCGGGTCGTCGCCGTCGTCAATTTCCGCGATGAACACGAACAGATCATCGGCGTCGATCCCATTGCCGGGCGTCACGACCTGGATGCAGAGCTCGTAAAAATGTTCCCATAATTCGCTTGTGTCATCGCCCGCGGTCGTGATCACCAGCAGCAGCGGCTGCTGCCGTTTGCCCATCGCCGTGAGCAATTTATCCCAGACGTCACGGTGGTATTCCCGCCACTCGTGGAACTCATCGAGGGAGAGCACGTGCGGAATCAACCCATCTTTCGTCCGGCCGATGCTGGAGAGCGGTTCGAGTTTCGAGCCGTTCGACGGAATCGAGAGATTCGATTTGAGCGACGTGATGTAGCCGCGCAACTCGGGCTCCTGGTCGACGTAGCGGCGGACCTCGTCGAACACGATCCGCGCCTGCAGCTTTTCGGTCCCGAGCGTATAGCACTCCGCCCGAATCTCCGGCATCGGTAGGTCGAACGCGAACAACAGCAGCGTCAGCGCAGCCACCAGCGGCGATTTGCCGTTGCCCCGCGCCAACTCGATTAGCGCCCGGCGGAAGCGGCGCATGCCGTCGCTTTTGCGGCGCCAGCCCATCAGGACCCAGATGATGAATTTCTGAAATGGCACGAGCTCAAATTTCCTGCCGGCGTATTCGCCGGTCGTGTGTGTCAGGAGCGGAAAAAAGTCGATCGCCTTGTTGGCCAGCTCCTTATCGAAATAAAATCCCTTCTTTCGCGCCGCCTTGAGGTCCTCGCGGTGGCGCCGGCAGGCCGCTTTCACCAGCTTGCCGGCGATGATCTTGCCGGAGAGCACGCCGCGAATGTAATCCTGGACCTGTTGCTCATTGCTTTTCTTCGGCATCGCATCTCAGGCGCCGCCCTTATACGCGGCGAATTTGCCGCCGGCCGCCGGCGGCCGCACGGATTCCACCGACGAGCGACTGGAGGGCGTCATCCCGAATTCGGCCAGCATCTGTTTGACGTGTTTCCACTCGTGATTCATCACCGCCCAATAGGGCGAATACGCAAATTTCGGGATCTTCCCCGCACCCTTCTCGACCCACACCGCCCCGAACTTGGCGACGTTGTCGGCCGCTTCGAGGTAGCGGGCGTAGGCGGCCGCGAGCAGCTCGAGCGCGACCGCGTCGGTCGACGTGGCGATGCGTGCGGCGGTCAATTCCTGCGCGAATTGTTCCCAGGCCTGGCGGGCCGCGGCCGTCAAATGCGCCGGGCAGTTGGGCAGTTCCCCGTCCGGCCTCGGTTCACTCTTGGGCAGTTTTCGTCGCCCCGGGTTCCCCCGTAATAATTTCAGCCGTGTCGGCTGTCGTCTTGGCCCTCGCTTTCCCATCCTCGTCTTCGATTCTCAGCTCCACCCACCCCCCCTCAAAACCTGCGCCAAAATGTGCGCCTTGGGGGCCACGGCCCGCTGGCGACCTATCACCAGAAAGTTACCCGCCCCCCCATTTCGCGCGCTGTTCCCCAATTGTTTTTCGCGAATGGCAACCTTTGCAGAGCGATTTCAGATTGTCCACGTCCAATTCCAGCTGCGGATGCGTGTCGCGCGGCAATGTGTGGTCCACCTCATTCGCCGCTGTAGGATGATCAGCCGTCGAACACGTGGTGCAGAGCCAATTGTCGCGTTGCAGCACGGCGCGCCGTAGCGCGCGCCAGCGCGGCGATGAATAAAAGGGATCGCCGGCTCGGTTCTGGCTCACGATCGCGGCGAAAGTGCGTCGTCTGCCCGGTTCGCGCGGTTTCATTGAATGATCAACGTGCCTTTTCTCTTCAAGTGCTGTCCATCCGTACTTTCGATCCCGATCTCGATGGTGTAGGTGTTGGGATCGGCGATGCTCGCATCGATCGGCAAATCAACTTTCAACTTGTCAGGCGATAACATCGGCGTCCCCAGCACAGGTTCTACCCCTGCGGTCGGTGTGATCGTGGCGCTCTCGACTTCAAAAACGCTAGTCTCATCAGGCAACGGCGCCGACCAGTTCATCCGGCACAGGCCGTTGAAAGGCTTTAGTTCCGTGATGATCGGCGTCGCCGTCATCTGCGACGGCGAATCGAATCGCCAGGTGCGACCACGATTCACGTACTGCGGGCTGATTGGCTGATTGCTGGCGAGGTCGACCGTCGCAGTCCCATTCCAAATCATTACACCAACCCCAACGTCGATGTCCGTCGACGTTTGAGTAGCGGCCGTGCCGATGAGCACGCGATATGAAGAAACAAGAGCCGGAAGGCCCGTCGCCGCGATCGTCGCATTGGTCGCCGTATACTGGCCGGCTTTCAGTGCGGTTCCTTCCGTCAGATCGAATGCTGTGTCGCCCGTGCGATTGATGCGGACGTAGAACGACTGGGATTGCGCACCGACGTAGACGATGTCAGCGGCAACATTTGCGCACAAACAGAACAAAAACAGAACCGGCAGAACCCAGCGGATTTTAATTCGTCGGGCTAACATAAATTACTCCCTGAAACTGAACGCCTGTCGGGTTGGTGGCGTATGTCGGCGCGACCACTTTGACCTCGGCGTAATCGCCAAGGGCAACAGCCGTGTTCAGAGTGGTGTTCGTAAAGACGGTCGGCGCATAAGCCGTCGCGCTGAATTGAAAGGTGGTCGTGACCGTAACATCCGTCGTATTGTTGATCCGCACATAGATCGTAGTATTCTCGCTGCTAACTCCGGCATTGGCCGGGAACCCGAGCCCCTTGACCCCAACAATCCGGCCGGCCGGGAGATAGATTCGCCGCAAGGTGTCGGACGGTGAGGCACTGGGTGGAAAATTGGAATAGGGCGCACCGAAGAAAATCGTTTCGCCATCCGCCAACGTGGTTTCCGCCAAGCCGCTATTGAATGGAATCGCCAACATGTCGCCAGCGATTTTGTCGTAAACCGCATTTTTCGTTGGCGGTTCGCCGTTGCCATCCCAGTTGGCCGCGAAGGCCGTATCTCGGATTGATGATTCAGCATCGGGGGCGAGATGCACCTCGGGCGTCGAGCCAAAATCCGGGAGCTGATCGAACGGCAGTGAAGTGAATTCTTCCCCAGCAAACGTGCCGAACGTGCCGACGGCCGTCGGTCCCCACGCGCCTGTCTGAGAGACGCCGTTAAAATCACTGCGGAAATAACCGTCATTGGCGTAGGCCGAGAACGTCACTAACTGATATTCCGTCTTGCCGTCGGCGATGACTGGAACGAGCTGCGGATGCGCGGGGAAGTCGCCACCCATATTCGCGTCGATCTGCTGTACCAAGGTGCCATCGGCCAACTCGAAGACATCAATGTTCCCGCTCGGCGCGCCGGACGAAACGTAATAGGTGCCGCCCACGCGCCAGAATCGCGCACCCTCGTTGAATCTGTCCGTGCGAATCCAGCGCACTGTGGTAAACGTCGTCGGCGACGTGCCGCGGACCAAAAACACTCGTGCTGAAACCCCGCTGGGATTCGTCCCGTCCTTCCGCACGGTGCCGCACCAGTACCAAAACCCGTCCGCTTCGTTGTAGATGAAATCGTTGTCGTAAAAACTGTCCGTACTCTCGAAATCTGGCCCCAGCGCCGTGGTATCGAGCCGCTGCATGTTCGTGAACACGCGATAGCCGTTGAGGATATTTTCGCGGGTCGCGTAGTGTTCCACGTAGCTGGCACCGCCCTTGTCCTCCACGCGCCAGTTCGAGTGATACAGGTGGAACAACTGCGTCCGGCGATCGTAGATTACCTGCGCTTCAATCATGCCGGCCCGGTAGATATCGCCGCCGTAAGCGTATTGGCTGACGTATTGGGCGGTCGGTCCAACCATCCGCTTGTTCTGAGCATCGTAGAGCCATGCGCCGTTGACGGTTCGATTGTAAGAATCCTGCAGGCTACTGGACAATGTGGTCGGCCCGCACTGATCGACAGTCAGGTAATAATAACCATCCTGATTTCTGAGCGGTTCCCCATTCTCGTAGTGTGCCATGTAATGTTCCCGCAGACCCAACGCTCCGGGCGCACGGACCTCCCAATGCGAGACTGTCGCCTTGCCTTGGTTATCGTTCTCGAACGCGATGTAGGGCCGCAACAGTTCGATCGTCGACTTCTTCTCCAGGTCCCAATCTGTTTTGATGACCTCTAAATTCAACACGATATATTCCCGCCCGCCCTCTTCGACCACCACGGCGAGCGAGTTCTGGTTCATCCACAGTTTCATCGTGAACGGAAACGAAATCGGCGTCGCCAGCGTGCCCGTCGTAATCGTATCGCCAATTTGTTGGTCGTTTCTGACGTAATCCAGGCGGAATTGCCCGTTGGGCGTGGCGGCCAGCCGACGAAACGTCGCGCGAAAGGGCGCGTAGGCTGTCGACCCGGTCGGCGTATTGGGCACTGTGAAGCCGACGATCACATCGTTTTTTGTAACACCAGCCGCCGGCATCTCCTCGATCCGCAATTCGGCCACCAATTGAGAATTGGGGATGAACCGCTGCGCCATCAGCGTGTAGAGCGTCGACGAATTGTCGGTCGCCCCGGTGTAGGTCAATCGACCGTTAGCGATCGTAGCCACACCGGCCGCACCTCCGCCAACACCCACGTAATTCTTGAGCGTTTCATAGAGATCGTATGAGGTCGAAAAATCCTTCCGCCAAATCAGAAACGGATTGCCCGGTTGAGAGACATACGCTT